ACGCCGCAAAGCAGAGGCGGCGACTCAGCCCGAGGCGCCTAGGCCAGGCATCGCGCTGCTCGTGCCAGAGCAACCTGCCAAGCCCGAACCCCTCGACCCTGTCGCCGCGCGGCAGGCCGCACGCAACGCCGCCTACCGCGCACAACGCTGAAGTCACCAAAGGGGGTCCACGTGCCCGACCCTCGCCGCCTGGTCAAGACGTACGGAACGAACGCCCCCAAGGCAATCCTGTCGGGCGAGACGGCCAGTCAGATGACCCCGGCGTCGCCGTTCAGCCCCGGCGTCCCCCTCGGCCCCTACGACGGGTACTCGCGCACCCCCCGCACCGAGAACTACGTCACCAACTTCAACGTCGCGACCCGGCCACGGACCTACGAGCGCATCAGCTTCGACACCCTCCGCGGACTCATCGAGTCCTACGACGTAGCGCAGATGTGCATCTGGCACCGAATCGACTCGATCCGCTCCCTCGACTGGTCCCTCGTCGCGCGGTCCGGGTTCGGCGGCGACGTCACTGACGCCATCGAAATCGGCATGCGGGCGCTGGCCAAACCCGACCGCCAGCAGCCCTTCTCCGCGTGGCTGTCGGCGTTCCTCTACGACACGCTCGCCTACGACGCGGGCACCCTGTACCGGCTGCGGAACCGGCGTGGTGACGCGATCGGCCTCCGGGCCGTCGACGGCACTTTGATCGCGCCGCTGCTGGACTACTGGGGCAACAGCCCCGAGCCCCCGGCGCCGGCGTATGTGCAGTACGTGAACGGGCTGCCGTGGGACCAACTGACCCGGGACGACCTGATCTACCAGCCGTTCCGGAAGCGCGCCAACAGCCCCTACGGGCTGGCGCCCTTGGAGACGATCCTCCTCAACGCGAACACGGACCTGCGCTTCCAGGCGTACTTCCTGGAGCGGTTCACTGAGGGCAACATCCCGCAGGCGTTCGCGAGCGCCCCGGAAACGTGGACGCCGGACCAGATCGAGGCGTTCCAGACGTACTGGGACGCCTGGTTGCTCGGAGACCAGGCTGCGAAGGCCCAGATCAAGTGGATGCCCGGCGGCGGGAAGATCGAGTGGTCCAACGAGAAGGACTTCCAAGACCACTTCTCGTTGTTCCTGATGCGCAAGACCGCCGCGGCCTACCACGTAGTCCCAGCGGACCTGGGCTTCACCGAGACCGTCAACCGGTCCTCGGGCGAGTCACAGGCAGACGTCCAGCACCGCGTCGGTGACCTGCCGCTCCTGCGGCACGTCCAGACGATCCTGTCGGCCTTCCTGCAGGACGACCTTGGACTCCCGCTCAACTTCGCGTTCGACCTTGGCGAGGAGCAGGCCGACCGCCTGGAGCAGGCACAGGCCGACAAGATCTACCTGGAGCTCGGAGTGATCGGCGGATCTGACATCCGCGAGATGCGCTACGGCCTCCCGGAGCCCGACGGGCAGCCCATGCCGCGGTTCATCTACACGAGCCACGCCGGGCCGATCCCCCTCAACTCGCTGTACTCCGTCGCCGGAGAGGTCGACCCATCGACCGCAGCACCGGAGCCCGGCTCACCCCTGCCGCACAACGTCTTCGCGGGCGCCGAAGGCGTCACCCCGTCACCGCCGATCAAGGGCGAGCCGCTGGCCGAGCAGGTGTACGGCCTCGACGCGATGCCCGATGCACCGCCGCCTCAGCCCGTGGCGGCTCAGCCTGGCGCGGTCACAAAAGACGGCGCACCGACAACCGGGATCACTACGGGGACTGGCATCACCTCCTACGACCTCGTCGGCCAGCACAATGACGAGGAGGAGGAAGAAGACCGGGAGCAGCTGGCCAAGGCCGAACTGTCGGCGTTCCGGTCATTCCGCAAGGCACGCCAGCGACAGGGGAAGTGGCGGGACTTCGAGTTCCGCACCATCGACCCCATCCGTGGACGTCGCCTCAACCAGAACGGCCGTCTCGCTGTCCGCAAGGCAGCGGGTGAGGTGTCCGTCGCCGGCCTCGCAGTCCAGGCAGCAGACACCGGCCGGGTCCTGATGCTGCAGCGGGCCCTCGACCCCGAGGACCCCACCGCCGGTACATGGGAGTTCCCCGGCGGCCACCTCGAAGGCGACGAATCGCCACTTCAAGGCGCATGGCGTGAATGGGCAGAGGAGACCGGCACCATCCCACCCCCCGGTCAGCAGACCGGCACGTGGACCAGCCCGAACGGCGTCTACCAGGGCATCGTCTGGACGGTCGACTCCGAGAGCATGGTGCCCGTACGCGGCGACCGGCACATCACCAACCCGGACGACCCCGACGGCGACTGCGTCGAAGCAATCGCCTGGCTGAACCCCGAACAGCTCACCGGAAACCCGGCCGTACGCCCGGAACTCCTCGCCGACCTCGACCTGGTCCTCACCGCCCTCGGCGTCGAGACCGTAGAGAAGGCCAGCGCGGGAAAAGGTGACGCCCCCGACGAGGGGGCATCAGGTGAGTGGCCAGGCTGGGAACTCGACCTTGACGCTGCGAACCACTGGGCCCAGGAGATAGCCGACGCCCTCGGCACGGTCCTCACCACCGAAGCAGCCCGGCAACTAGCAGCGGCCTACCTCGCCGAGAACCAGCCCGACGAGAACAGCCAACCCGACCAGAGTGAACTGACCGCCGCGGCGCTGGTCTGGCTGAAAGCCCGACAGCTCGACCTCACCACTGCGCTCACCGCCACGCTGCCGGGCCTGTACACCGACGGCTACCTCGTCGGACTGACCTCAGCGGTCGCCGCAGCCACCGGCGACCAGCCGCAGCGCAACGGCTGGACACCGGGCGACACCCCGGGCGCCCAGCAGGCAATCACCGAGAACGGCGCCGAGGACGGGCTCACCCCGATCCTCGACACAATCCCGGAGACCGCGCAGGGCATCGCCGACACCCGACGCCACGACCTAGCCCGAGAGTTGGCCAAGGGTTTCCTCGCCGGAGCCACCACCGCGGTCCTCGGCCGGGCGTTGACCGGCGTCCTGAACAGCGTCGATCGGGCGCTCACAGTCGCGATCACGGAGATCACCCGCTCGTCGGGAATCGCCGCGCTCTTCAACTACCAGCAGCTCGGCATCAACCAGGTCCGCTGGGTCCTCGACCCGAGCAGCAAGACCTGTCCGCGCTGCATCGCCAACGCCGAAGCCGGCACCGTCCCGATCGGCTCCACCTTCCCCAGCGGCGACCGCACAGTTCCCGCCCACCCACGGTGCCGCTGCGCCATCGTCAGCGCCTGAGGAGGTGCCATGTCCGACAAGCCTCAGCGTTACGTTCTTGGGATCGCCTACCAGGCGGGACCCGACCCGAACATCAAGCGCGGAGCGGACGGAGGCCGGGACTTCTTCTCCGCCGACGAGCTGGAGAAAGCCGCCTGGTCGTTCCTTCCCGGCGGCGCGCAGGTCGGCCTGTTCCACGGCCCGGACGATTCGGTCGGGGCCGCAACGGTGGTCGAAAGCTACCTGTATCGCGGCCCGGACTGGGACCTGGAGGACGGCACTGTCGTCCGCAAGGGGGACTGGCTCATCGGGGCGATCCTCGACGAACCCGCCTGGCAGCTCTACAAGTCCGGGCGTATCACTGGCTTCTCGCCGCAGGGCCAAGCGCGGCGCATCACCCGCCGGAGCGGCACATGACATCCCTGGACGACGACTTCACCGAGCTGGTCGACGCCGACATCCCACGGGTGGACCTCGTGGACAAGGCAGCGAACGGCACCCGGTTCCTGATTGCCAAGCAGGCCGGCGGCGCGGGCCTCCTCGACGCGTCCTTCGTTCGTGAGCTGCTCGCCAAATCCGAACCCGATCACGACAGCAAGGAGACGGTGACGATGACGGGAAGCCCCGGCGCGATCGCCAAGATGATTCACGAGGCCGGTCGCAAGGCCGTGGCTACCACGCCGGTCGCCAAGGAGCTGGAGCTCGACGACAGCCCCGACGGCATGGACACCGACGTGCTCCTCGCCGCTCCCGACATCGAAGCCCCGGGCAGCGCCACCGACCCCGGCTCCCCCGCCTGGGAGGCCGTTGACGCGGCGACCGCCCGCAAGTGGACGTCGATCCTCGCCCGCGCCAAGGTCGCCATCGACCTCCTCGCTGACCGCGAGATGCTCGAAGCCGCCGCCGGCGACGAGGACGACATGGGCAACGCCTGGGACCTCCAGGACGCGTGCTGCGCGATCGACTACGCCATCTCCGTCCTCGCGCCGTTCGCCGTCGACGAGCAGTCAGAGGCCGACTGCGGCGAACTGATGGAGGCCGTCGGTAAGGCCCTCGCCGGATTCGACACCGCGTCGCTGGACACCATCGAGTCCCTCGGCCAGGTCCGCAAGGCCGGCCGCGTTCTCTCTGCGGGCAACGAGGCCGCGATCCGCGGTGCCGTCGAGTCCCTTCAGAAGGTCCTCGCGTCGCTGCCCGCCGCACCCGCCATCGAGGACAGCGGCCCGACGGTCGCCAAGACCGCCAACGAGGAGCCGAACATGCCGACCCTTACCCTCTCCGAAGACGTGACCGCCGCCGCCGGCCAGGAGCCCGCCATGGGCGTCCAGCAGGCCGACCCGAAGCCCGTCGCGGGTCTGCCCGTCACCGAGATGGCCAAGGCCGACGGCGAGAAGCCGCAGATGGTCGCCGTGTACGACAAGAAGGGCAACCTCGTCGGCATCGTCGACCCCGAGAAGATCACCACGATCGCCGGGGCCGAAGCCGACGATGAGGACGACACCAGCAGCGACACGGACGGCGCCGACAACGGCGCCCCCGCTGCCCCCGAGACCACCGACCTCACCCCGGAGCCTCCGGCTGAGGCCGGTACCCCTGCCGACGCCGTCCCCATGGACGACGAGGCAGTCACCAAGACCGCCGACAACGACACCACCCTCTCGGACATGTTCAAGAGCAGCCTCCTGGCTGCGGTCGAGAGCGCCTTCACCGAGCACAGCGCCAACCAGAACACCGTCCTCGCCAAGCAGGCGGATGCGGTCCTGG